AGATGCAACAGTAGGTTGTATCACAACAACTCAAAAGTTTAGAAATAACGACGCTATCATCGGTGAAGATGAAGACGTTATTTATGTAGGTATTTATAATGTAGAAGCAAATGTTTAATTTACTTTTATTATTCCTTTACATCGGTTGTGTTGGGTTTTTATTTATGCTATACTTTACATTTAAAAAAGAACCAATTGAAACGACACGCCAAGAATTTATCGACGTTAACGATATGCCTGACTGGAAGCCATTGAACCCCGTAGCAAAGCGTAGCAACCAAGTTTTAAAAAAGATGTACAAAGGAAGTTTAAAGAATGATTTAGTATGAAAAGTTTTCTAATAGTAAACCAAGTCAAGCAACGACTTGAGAGCAGCACTAAAATGAGAGACGATGATGCATTATTGATTGCCGATGTATGGCGTGAAGAACTTGCAGAACTTGGTGCAAAATCTGTCTACGATGTTTTAAACGCAATAGCTGGTCGAATGGTGACATCGCCTGAATCAATAAGAAGGTCACGTCAAAAAGTACAACAAGACAATGCAAATCTTCGTGGGAACGTTTACAACCAACGTCACGCAAAAGAAGAAGAAGTTTTAAAAGAATTAGGTTATACAAAATAAATAATATATATTTGTATTTGTTAAGTGGATTGTAGAAGAATCCGATACTTATAAGATATTTAACCCATTGGGTTTGTGTGTACTTCTACTACCACAAATCTGGTGGGTTTTTTTATGCAATGAAATTTAAAACAAAAACAACCGTAAAAAACAATTTTGTCGTAATTGATGTATTTCAAGACAACGAATTTTGGCACACTTATGATTTTCGTATTGACCAAATCGAACAATTTTTAAAACAAATATCCCAAAAACAATGGGGTACTGTTCAGAATTTACAAGAAATTAAAACATCTACAAGTTATGGCAATATTTAGAAAAATTCATACATCCTTTTGGAGTGATACATTTATTCAAGACTTGGATAATGAGCATAGATTATTTTATTTATACCTTTTGACAAATGAAAGGACTAAACAATGTGGTATTTACGAAATAAGTAAAAAACAAATGTCTTTTGATTTAGGATACAGTATAGATAGAATATCTAAACTTATTATATACTTTATAAAAATAGGTAAAATTTTATATTCTGAAGATACAAAAGAGATTGCATTAAAAAATTGGAACAAATATAATGGTTCTTCAAGTCCAAAAGTTGTAAGTTGCATTCAGTCAGAACTTAAGCAAATAAAAGATAGAGTATTGATAGAGTATGTAAATGGTATGTATACTGCATCGCAAGAAGAACAAGAACAAGAAGAAGAACAAGAACAAGAAAAAGAAGTATTTGATATTGATTTTTTTAATGAAGTTTGGAACTTGTACAATAAGAAATTAAATAAAGATGAAAGTCTATCAGCTTTCAAAAAAATAAAGTCAAGTGAATATGAGTTAATTAAAAACCATATTCCTAATTTTGTAAATCAATTTAAGGACAAACAATATCAACCGTACTTTTCAACATACTTAAATAAAAAAAGATGGCAAGATGAAGTTGAAACTAAACAACCAGTACAACCACGATTAGAAAGGAGAGCAAATTTAAATGATTAACTATTCAGAAGATAACATAATGGGTGCATTTATAATGTCCGATTATGCAAAGACAAAACTACCAAGCGTAAACCCTAAATGGTTTAACGATTTCAATTCAAGGGTTGTGACTATAATGCAACAACTTTACTACGATAGTAAACCAATTGCACTACACACTTTATTCCCATTTTTTAAAGAATATGCATTTCAGTTGACGGATTTTACAAGAAAGTTTGTCACAGATAAAACTTTAGATTATGATTTGTTATTACTTGAAGTAAATTACAAGAAAACAAAACTTGTTGAAGATATCGCTAAAGTCGATTTTAACGATGAATTAAACGACTTACAGAATAAATTGGATATATGTATTCAAGAAAGTAGAATAAGCGTTAAAAACCAAGTAAAACCAATGTCAAAAGTAATAGGAAATGTCTTAGACGAATTACAACAAAGAATAAATAGAGGGAATACACTTGAAGGTTTACCTACTGGATGGAAATATTTAGATAAATACATAGGTGGATGGTCAAAGGGTAATCTTGTTGTGATAGGTGCAAGACCAGGAATGGGAAAAACTGCACTTGGTTTAAACTTTTGTATTGAAGGATGTAAATTTGCAAAGTATTTATTTGTTTCGATTGAAATGAGTGATGAAGAACTGGCAAAAAGACAAATCAGTTATTTTTCTAACATAGAAAACTACAAAATTCGCAACGCTAATATGACATCCAAAGACATAGAAAATATATCCGAGATGTTATATCAAAACGAACACGATTTTGATGTGATAGATTCAAAAGATAATAACGTGTTTAGCATTATATCTGTGTGCAAATTATTGAAAGCCCGTAAAGGTTTAGATGTGGTTGTAATTGACTACTTGCAAAAGATGGATGCAAACGAAAAAGATACACGTAAAAATGTAGCTACCATTTCAACTGCGTTAAAAAACTTTGCACGTGAAACTGGTGTGACTGTCATTGCACTTGCCCAATTAAATAGAGACGGTAAAGAAGATAGACCACAACTAACGGATTTAAAAGAGTCAGGACAAATTGAACAAGATGCTGATGTCGTTTTATTCCCTTACAGACCATCCTACTATTTAGATGTAAAACCTGATGTCGAATTGGATTGTGAATTAATCATAGGCAAAAATAGACACGGACAATGTATTGACATTCCAATGTCATTTGAAGGTAAGTACACACGTTATAAAGAAATATTATGATAAGCGAAGTTAAAAATATGGATTGCATAGAATACATGAGCCAGTTTCCTGATAAGTATTTTGAATTGGCAATAGTTGACCCGCCCTATGGGATTGATGTAACTAATCAATCGCAAGGAAAAGGTGGAGGTGTTGCAAAAAAAATTCAATATAAAAAAACAAATTGGGACAAATCAGCACCAAATTATTTATATTTTAATCAGTTAATGAGAGTATCTAAAAATCAAATTATTTGGGGAGCTAATCATTTTATTAGTGAAATTCCGTTTAATTCATCTTGTTGGGTTGTTTGGGATAAGGACAATGGAGATACAGACTTTGCAGATTGTGAATTGGCTTATACATCATTTAAATCTGCAGTAAGAATTTTTAAATGGAAATGGTCAGGAATGCTTCAACAAGATATGAAAAACAAAGAAAACAGAATCCACCCCACCCAAAAACCCGTTGCATTATACCGTTGGTTGCTTAAAAACTATGCAAAACCAAATGAGAAAATACTTGATACTCATTTAGGCAGCGGAAGTTCACGTATTGCAGCAGATATGGAAGGATTTGATTTTTACGCTTGTGAACTTGAAAAAGATTATTTTAATGCAAGTTGCAAAAGATTTGAAGAATACAAACAACAATTAAAACTATTATGATAGATTATTATGTTTTATATCTCAAAGAACGTCGCCAAGTGCGATATTTGGAAAACAAAGTAGAAGTAAGCCAACGCAACTACCAAAAAGAAATACAACGCTTAAAAGAGATGATTATAAATCCAATCCACAAGATGAACAAGAACAAAGAACTAACAGAAATTTTGCAAAAGGTTTGTGATGCCAGTGGTATAATGCCTCACGACATAATTTCCAAGAATCGAAAGCGTGAAATAGTTATAGCACGTCAACTATTTTGTTATATCACAGTCAAATATTTTAACTATACTTTAAAGAACGTAGGTAATTTTTTAATTCGTGATCATAGCACCGTTATACATAGCGTGAATGCTTACACAGATTATTTACAAATGAAATACAAAAACGAAACGGCAATATATGAGGATGCAAAAAACCTTTTATCAATTGGTAATGCAAAAGGATAAATATCAGGAAGTGTACTGCCTAAATTCTGAAGAAGAAGTTGCTTACTATAAAAAAAAAGCAGAGAAAAATGGATATAAATTTGTAGAATTGAAAAAGATATGAACGTAATAAATTTTAGTGGTGGTCGTACAAGTGCATATATGACAAAGCGATTAATTGATGAGGGTGGCGAGTATTTAATAACATTTCAAAATACTGGCAAAGAAATGCAAGGAACATTAGATTTTATAAATGAATGCGATAAGCAATGGAATTTAAATATTGTTTGGTTGGAATATAGAAAACCAGCATCATTTGAAGTTGTGACCTATGAAACTGCATCACGCAATGGTAGACCATACAAAGAACTTTTAGAACAAAGACCATCGTCTATTCCTAATATGCAATTTAGATACTGCACACAAGAACTAAAAATAATGACTTTAAAACGATATTTAAAAAGTATTGGGATAACTGATTACACAAGTTTTAATGGCATACGTTATGACGAACCAAGAAGATGGCAAAAAACAAAAGATAGTGATTACGATGTAGAGCTACCATTGGTAAAATGGAAAGTAAACAAACAAGATGTATTGAACTTTTGGAAAGAACAACCATTTGATTTAAAAGTAAACGAACCCTATGGTAATTGTGATTGTTGTTTTTTAAAAGGCAAAGGCAAACTTTCTATTATTGCAAAAGAAAAACCCGAATTATTCCAATGGTGGATTGATATTGAAAATGAAAGTAAACATCAATTTAAAAAAGAAATTAGTTACCAACAAATTAAAGACAAATCACAAAGTCAACTTGGCTTGTGGGATAATGACCCAAGTTTTGAATGTTTTTGCAATATTGATTAAATAAATTTGTATAATTGAAAAAAATATAGTAATATTTGCACATCAAAAATAATATACTGATAGAAGTAGCAAAATCAGAATGGCTTTATAAGGCGAGTAAAACTATCTCGCCACTATTCCACGACGACTTAGCACAACATCTTTTACTTATTTTATGTGAAATGCCTGAAGACAAATTAATTAAGGTTTACAACGATGGTTATATTAAATTGTTTTGCATCAAAATAATGTGGTCGCAAAGTTCAACACCACGTCAAAAGTTCTACGACGTTATGAAGCCTATAGGACTATTTGATATTGAAAATGTACAGATAGAATATTTAAACACAATTGAAGATGCCATCGAAAAAGAAAACAAATACAAATTGATTGAAAACGTAGTAAGCAAAAACAAATGGTATGAGCGGGAAATCTTCACAATGTGGTCAAATGGTGAATCGGCAAGGTCAATCCACCGTAAAACTAAAATAACACTACGTGAAGTATTAAGAGTAATAAAAGACATTAAACGGCAAATCATAAACGAATATGAATAAACTTCAAGCATTTTATATTCGGATAATGCAATACCACGATATAGACAAAACAATAAAACACGAAATAAAGAAAGACTATGAATTTATTAAAAATCATTATTGTATGCCTACTGATGACAATAGGTTACAAAGCGAGGGAATTAAAAGAGAAGGACGAAATAACCTACCTAAATAACAAAATAAACACTTTACAACAACAACTAACAAATGTATTCACTTATCGAAATAATTGGCATAGCGAGTCTCGGAATAATAATTGCTACAGTTATGACACCACAACTACCAAGTAAATTAAGAATCAAACCTTTGACGTGTGAAAGTTGCATAGCATTTCACATTGCGTTAGGTTACTTCTTTAATACCTGGCACATTGCTTGTATTATACCAGCTTCTTTATGTTACATTTTAGCTTACAAATTATATAAATTATGAAAACCGAACACATAGATTTTATTTTAGAAGTCGAGCAGTACTTAACTGCATTTAGAAAAACAATGGTTATGAGAATGCCACCAGCCGACGAAAACAAAGTACGTGCAATTCATCAAGAAGTAATGGGAAATCCAATACCTATGTGTGGTAGTTGCTTTGTAGATTCATTTACATCACTTGTGATAAGAGCAAGATTTGAAAAGGAAACTCAGATACCAACAATTAGTGAAATAGAAAACAACGCTTTAATTTTAGCACAATTAGCAGACGATGAGCA